GGTACAACAATTAAAACTTTATGATGCTCTAATTTTTTTACATAATAACGAGTCAGAGCGTATATAATAAATGACTTACCGGAACCAGTAGGAGAAAGAATAAGACCTCTATGAGATTCGAGAATATTATGTATCGCATTTATTTGGTAATCTCTTGCTTTGAATTTCTTTTTTTGCAACGAACGGACAAACTTGGTGGTAATTGATTTGTCCAGATTTCTTTTAGAAAAATCTGTATCGTAGATGACTTTATATCCCTGTCCTTTAAGAAACTCCTTGACATAAGGTAGTAGTCCAAAATAGATTTTACCAGTACCAGGACTAAATAATCTGATTTTACCGTCCCATAATCTATTTCTGACCGACGGCATGAACTTAGCGTTGGGAACCTCAAAGGTGAAAAATTCCGAAAGTTCTCTTGCAACTGACGGTTCACATTTGATACGGAGATATACTTCATTAAATTTTGAAACTGTGATTTCCATTAGTCACCATGAAGAAATTTTTTCCATTCTATAGTATTACGAATCGTCCAATTGCGATTAGTAATCTCACGCAAAACCTTCTCAAGATAATTTACTGTAGTTTCTAAGTACGCCTCCTTCTGTCCTAGCTGCTGTAATTCTTCATCCGAATCTATATAGATTCCTACATCTGATCTCAACACCTTCAAATCAAAGGGGCGTTCTAGATATACTTCAGGCGCAGCTTTACCTGTATAGTATTCCCATTTCTGGCGATGAAGGATTTTATAATCGTCCTTTGCCTTTTTTAACTGTAAAGAATATTTGGTATAATGCTTGAGGTACTTATTATGTAACTGCGGTGTTCTTATACTTTCCAAATCCAATTCAGTATCATCTATTTTTAAATCACGATCTACGTCATTTTGTAATTCAATTAAATCCATTTTTTACTCCATAATATAAAGGTGAGAAGGTAATCAGAGGATAACCAACCCTTGCCTATACTACCTAAATATACTTCCGCCAAAAACATTGTTGGAAGATAACGTATTTAATCCGATTATCGTAACTACCTTCTCTGGATTATTTATACAGCTTGGATAGTATAAAAAGGGTAAGCAAATGTCACATTACACTGTACATAACTTGTATCAGTTTCTTGCTGACTATAATCTAATGAACTCAATGATACAGGAAATGCATCTCTCATAACAACAGTAGCCACAGGATTATTTTTAGAACTCAAAATAAACAATGTTATATCACAATACAATTGTCGATCAGATGTATTCCCAGTTCTTGCTTGTGAATCTTGATTATCAGGTGGATAAAATAAAGTGCTCTTACCAGTATTTAATACATAGTCACTGGTGATGGCCATAAACTGTTCCATATTTTCTGGAGGAGCCATATTCACTAACCAATTATGTAACTCCATAAAATTCTTTAGCTTCTCATCTACTAAAAACGTCATGCTAAAATTATCGTAGGTAAGTTTTTCACCTACCACAGGCATATCTATCAATGGTGTAGCCACAACTCCCTGGCCCATAGTAACACCAGGGACATTGCAGCTAACTACAAACCATTCTACTAAAGGAAAAATAGGTATATAAACTTTAAACTGATTACTTTGTGCATAATCAAATACCGTAGGCTCTCTAGGGTTAGTGTTTAATTCAGTATCCCCAGCTACGCCTGTCTTTGTCCTTACAGTACTAACTGATGTAGGTGGTACATCCTCATTAGGAATATATACCATTAGGGATTAGCACCCGACCAACCATTACCTGTACCAATTGTAAATTCTACTTTATGATACTCTATTACTAAAGTAAAAGTACCACTAGCATTGGTGACAAGTACATTTCCTGTTATACCTCCTGGTAAAGCTCCTGATGGTGTAAAAGGTGGTTGAGTACCAGATGCAGCTCTTGCTACATTAATAGCCGGTTGACCTGGCGAATAACCATATGTTCCACCAGTTCCACCACATATAAATGCTGTTTGATTTGATGTAGCATCAAACAATATATTAATAGCTACTGACGCTAAGCTTGTCCAATAAATTTTTGCAAGATTTACTAAGCCACCTGCTTGATGGCCTATCAAATCAGAAACATCTAATAGTTCTACGTTTGTATTTGCTGCTGCCGCACAGGTATATTTTGCTATAGTCTTATACCTAGTGTCCATCATAATGTGTGTTGTAACTGCCATGTTCTTTCTCCTTATGGGGCTGGAGTCTACTCTCCCCTATTGTACAATGACTCCTCTTCACTGCTATTTATAATATCTAGACATAAAAAAACGCCCCTGCGGTGGAGGGGCGTTCCAAAATTGTATCCTTTATAATTGTATTATGGCGGATACTTTTGTATAATTACAGCTTACGTCAGGTTATTCACCTGTGTTCGGCGATAGTACACATTCGCATTGACATTACCAGGACCTGTCTGTTGAGCACTTGTCTCAGCAAACGGATTCACGATCAAGCCATAACGTGTCTTAAAACCAATCTTCGGCTGGAAGGAATTCTCACCAACGGCACGAACCATCTGCAACGGAACGTATGGGCAATAGAACAAACCAGCGTCATAAGGTGATGTACCTTTATAGCCAACCACATAGTACTGTGTTGAAGCAGCACCAGACGGATCAGCAGCATAAGGTACTGACATATTCGCATACGGATCAACATATACTTTAAGGCGACCATTCAAGACACCAGCAAAAGTATTGCCTGTCGAATCTACATTCAGGTTATCCTGAAGGGCAGATTGATAGTCAAGCAAACCAGCCATTGTCATAGCAGACGCAACATCAGCAGAACAAATCATGATGTTACCTTTACCACGGCGTGTGTCACGAGCGATTACGTTAGCATCTCTCTCCATAGCAAACATCAAACCCTTGAATTTTTCAACAGACCAGCGACCGCCGGAATCTGTATCAAGATCAAAGATACCTGCATTGGCGACATTAGACTGGGCACCATGGCGAGCATTGATGTATATAGTACGAATAACCTCACGGTTAATTTCAGATAGGATCTCAGCAGACAGAATGTTTGCGAGTTCGGTTTCAGCATCGAGACCGTGTATCGCTTTCAAATCCTGAGCGAGTTCCATTGTGTATTCAGCTTTCAAAGCACGGGAACGAGCTGTTACCGTTGACTTCTCAATACTGAATGCCATTTCTGCGAAAGCATTAGTTGTCGGTGTGAATGAACCGCCAAGATTCTCAGCGGTGTTTGTTGTCATACCGTGTTGCACAGAATAGTTTGTAGTTGTAATAGCAGATATTACATCTTCACCTGTTTGTGTAGCAGCACCACCAGCGGCCTGCATTGCAAACGCTGTATTAGCTTCATTAAACAGAGCTTCTGTTCCTGATTGTGACGTATACCGAGCCTTCATTGCAAAGATAAGACCTGTAGGACCAGTCATTGGCTGGACGCCACAGATATCATAAGCAATAAGGGAAGGCATAGCACGACGAACGAGCGAAATCAGGATCGGATCCCAATTCGCAATTGCGGAACCAGTTTGGTTTGTGACTTCACCGAGGAACTCACGATCCTCAGACATAGCCTTTTCCTGGTTTTCCAAGATTACAGTAGTTACAGCACGCCGGTAAGAATCCTTAATCTCGGGAAGATCAGGATGTTCTAGGACTGGCTGCCATTTTTCCTGTAGGTGTTCAGTGTTAAACATTGTTTTCTCCCTATTTTTTATTTAAAAAAATTTATTATCTCAACTATCAATTAGAAGCACGTTTCTGTGCTCTACTAATAGTATTCATATATGCAGCCATTTTACCGGATGACATTTCTACATCTTCATAATTCGGCGCTGCTTCTACTTCTTCGTTTATTGAGGCTTTAGGAAAATAAGAGTCCTTAATTGTTTCCAATTTCAAACGATAATCTTCACCGTTCTCGTACTCTACACTCTCCGCAAGCTCACCAAACTTTTCAACTTCTGTATCAGCTAGATCAGAAGCCACATCTAAAAGAATTTCATTCTTCGACAGTTCATTTACTCTCTGTGTTAGATCAACATTCTTCTCAATCTCCTCATTCAAACGACTTTCCATGTCATCAGCTTGCGTTGCCGCAGCTTCAAGCATATCAAATCTCTCATCAGGAATTGCAATATCATGCTCTTCAAACAGTGCCCGTAGGCTTGAAATAAACTGTTCAGCAAGTTCAGTTTTTAGTCTGTGCTCCACTGCCAACTCATTCTTCTTCAGCCATTCCTCAACAACATACGTCAGATAACCGTCAACTTTCGTTGTCAACTCATCTTTGGCTTCGGAAATAGCAGAATCATAAGCCTCAGCATACTCTTCCTCTAGACGCTCAAGTTCGGTACGAATCTTAGACTTCAATGCAGCTTCAAAAATTGTAGCAGCCTTTGTCTTAAATTCTTCTGAAAGACCTTCGCCTGATGTCAACGCATCAACATCGTCGGAAAGATCAATTGCAGCAACACGCTCTTCAGCGGTAGGACGCTTTTTACTACGAGTAGCTTCCTCTTCGTCATCTTCATCTTCATCGTCCTGTTTCTTCTCTCCATTTTCCTCATCTTCATCCGGCTCTATCTGAGGCCGACCTTCAGTTCCACCACCCTTACCAGCCTTTTTCTTCTCGGCTTTACGAGCAGCTTCTAAGTCTTTCTCCTCTGGATCGACACCTTCTAATTCTATTTCTTCCCGTGTACCTACCTTCATCTCACCACTGCCATCACCCATAG